TTATAAATGGATATGTCTGGGTTGGACAAAAAGAATACCTTTTTTAAATAGAGCTAGTTTGTCTATGACATTCCAACAAGTATTTGAACCCTAATGGCTACTCCTGTATCAGAACTACAGAAAATAAATCCTAGTAATATTATCGAGCTTTTTCAATTACAGTTGGATACTACAATTCATGGTGCAAATACAACTTATTATTTTCATAATGGGGTAAGTGAAAATGATAATAGCAATCTTATTTTTAATAATATTGAATATACAAGGATGCCTATTGAAGCTGATGGGTTTGAATTTAATGGAAAACAACTTCCTCGACCTACATTAAGGATTTCTAATATTTTAGGAACTTTTACAACAATACTTTTGACTTTACCTCAAGGATTAGAAGGAGCAAAAGTTACAAGGATTAGGACTTTGGAGAGATATATTGACCATGAAAACTTTGCTATTGGAGATATTTTGTTAGAAACTGGAAGTGTTTTGTTACAGGAAGATGATAGTTATATAATTCAAGAGTCTGGTGACAATCCTCATGGGACACCTGATCCTACAGCTACATTTCCTAATGAAGTGTATTATATTGATCGAAAATCAACAGAAAATAGAGAGATTATTGAATTTGAACTTGCAGCAAATTTTGATCTTCATGGAGTAAAATTACCAAAACGTCAGGTGTTACCTGCTGATTTCCCAGGTGTTGGCACATTTTTCTCATAATGTGGAAAGATAAAGCACTTAAACACGCAATAGAAGAAGATCCCAGAGAATCTTGTGGTCTTTTGGTTATTGTGAAAGGCAAAGAAAAATATATTCCTTGTAAAAATCTAGCTGTTAATCCTAAAGATCAGTTTATTTTAGACCCTATAGATTGGGCTAAAGCAGAAGATCAGGGAGAGATAACTGCTGTTATTCATAGTCATCCTGTTACAAGTCCACAACCTAGTGAAGCTGATAAAATTGCTTGTGAAAAATCTGGAATAAAATGGTGGATAGTTCAACCTAATTTAAAACAATGGGGTTATTGTGAACCTTGTGGATATAAAGCACCTTTAATTGGGAGACAATGGGTTTGGGGTGTAACTGATTGTTGGAGTTTATGTAGAGATTGGTATAAAGAAGAATTAGGAATAGAGCTTATAGATTGGATTAGACCAAACGATCCAGACGATTTCATAAAAAATCCAATGTTTGCAAGTTGTTTTGCAAAAACAGGATTTAGAGAATTGAAAGAGGAAGAAGATTTAGAAAAAGGAGATTTATTATTAATGTCAATTTGTAGTAGCGGATTAAATCATATTGGTGTTTACTTAGGAGAACAAACTGTTTTACACCATTTGGAACATAGGTTATCAAGTCGTGATTTATTAGACGAATGGTTGCTAAAATGTACAGGTAAGAGGATTCGTTATGCTGCGTAAAATTAAGCTATACGGAGAACTGGGAAAATTCCTAGGTCAAAAGACTTTTGAAGCCGAAGTATCTAATACTGCACAAGCTATTAGATTTTTAGTTGTTAATTTTCCTCAGTTAGAAGCTCATATGGCAGACAGATATTATAAAGTTGCGGTTAATGATTGGGAAATAGGGAAAGATGAATTGCATTATCCTACTGGACAAGAAGATATAAAAATTATTCCCGTTGTTGGAGGTTCTGGTAGAGGTTTTGGAAGGATCTTATTGGGTGCAGTTTTAATAGGAGGTGCAATGATAAGTGGTGGAATTACTTTTGGAAATTTCTTTAATCCTGCTGCTGTTCCGTATGCTCCAGGATTTGCTTCCGCAGGAGCATTAACAAAAGCTGCGATTACGATAGGTGGTGCATTAGTTTTAAGCGGAATTGGGGAGATGTTAACTCCTATTCCTACAGTAAATCAAGAGGTAGAGCAAGATCCTCGATTATCTTTTAATTTTAGTGGAATACAAAATACAAGTCGTGCTGGTGTAGCTGTTCCTGTTATTTATGGTCAAGTCTTAACGGGATCAGTTGTAATATCTGCTGGTATTGAAACTGCACAGGTAGAAGTATGAGTAAGATTATTGGATCAGGTGGTGGAGGAAAAGGTGGAGGTGGAGGTAATAAAACTCCTACCGAAGCTAAAGATAATTTAGATTCTAAAAGTTTTGCTAGAGTCCTTGATCTTCTTGGCGAAGGAGAAATAGGTGGTTTAGTAGATGGTGCGAAATCAATATTTTTTAATAACACCCCATTACAAGCAGCCGATGGGTCGTTTAATTTTAAAGATGTAAGTTATGAAGTTAGAAATGGAACTTCTAATCAGACTACTATTCCTATAACAAGAAATGTAGAGGTTACAAAACCTACAGGTTTTTCTACTGTTCCTCAAGGTTCACCCAAAGTAGTTCAGATAACGGATTCAGATGTAGATGCTGTTTCGGTAACGATTACTGTTCCAGCTTTACAAAGTATTAGTAGTGAAGGAGATATTTTTGGTACAGAAGTTAAATTAGAAATCGCTGTTCAATATTCTGGAGGATCTTATTCAACCGTTGTTTCTGGTAATGCAGGAACTATTACAGGTAGGACTCCTGATCCTTACCAAAGAGATTATTTAATTAATTTGGATGGTGCTTTTCCTGTCAATATAAAAGTTACCCGAATTACTGCAAATAGTGCGTCAGCTAAATTAGTCAATGAAATTCAATTCAATAATTATGTAGAAATAAAATATGACCAAAGGACATATCCGAATAGTGCATTAATTGGTTTAAGAGTAGATGCAGAACAATTCACTGCTATTCCTAAAAGACAATATTTAGTTAAAGGTATTAAAGTAAAGATTCCTCATAATGCAACAGTAAGAGCAGATGGAAGTTTGTCTTATACTGGTACGTTCAATGGAACATTAGGTGCTGCACAATATACAAACGATCCTGCTTGGTGTTTATATGACCTTTTAACATCTTCCAGATATGGGTTAGGTGCTCATCTTGCTGAAGCTGATTTAGATAAATTTAGTTTTTATCAAGCATCTCTTTATTGTTCTGCTCAAATAGATGATGGAACAGGTACAGGTAATACAGAGCCTAGATTTAGTTGTAATGTATCAATCCAAAATCAACAGGAAGCTTATAACGTAATTAATCAGATGTGTTCTGTTTTTAGGGCTATGCCTTATTATCAGGCGGGAAGTCTTACTCTTACACAAGATTCTCCTAAAGATTCTAGTTATTTGTTTACTCTCGCTAATGTTTTAGCTCCTGGATTTACTTATCAGAATACAAGTCAGAAAATGAGGCCAACAGTAGTGGTCGCAAAATATTTAGATTTAGATTCACGAGATATAAATTATGAAGAGGTAATCGACACTGCAAACCAAGCTAGGTATGGATCAGTGGTTAAAAATATTAATGCTTTTGCTTGTACAAGTAGAGGACAAGCAAAGCGTCTTGCCAAATGGTTGCTTTATATGGAAAACGTAGAGCGTGAAGTGGTTAATTTTGCAACTTCTGTAGACGCAGGGGTAGTTGTCAGACCTGGGCAGATTATTGAGATAGCCGATCCTGTAAGAAGTGGAGAGCGTAGAGGAGGCCGTATCAAAGCTGCCACTACTAATTCTGTGACAGTAGATAATACAACAGATTTAACTTATAAAATAGGAGCTACCTTATCTGTTGTTCTTTCTGATGGAAGCGTTGAGAATAAAACAGTTACTTCAATTGTGGATGATGTCGTTAATTTGGGACAACATTTTTCAAGTGCTCCTAATGTTAATAGTGTTTGGGTTTATCAAACAAATGATATTTTAACTTCTACTTGGAGAGTTTTAACTGTTACTGAGGAAGATAGATCAACTTATGTAATTACTGCTGGTCAATACAACTCAGGAAAATACAATCACATAGAAAGTGGTATTGCTCTTACCACCAGAGATATTACCAATTTAGATGTTGCTCCAGCTTCTCCTTCAGGTGTAACAGCAGAAGAAGTTATTTATGAAAATACTGGTATTGCGAGAGTAAAAATTATAGTGAGTTGGACTACTTCTACTGACAATGTTTATGTCAGATGGAGATATGAGCAAGGTAATTATGTATCTAGAACTGTAGAAGGAGCTAAAAGTTATGAAATTTTAGATACTATTGCTGGTGATTATACTATTGAGGTTTATAGCGTTAGTGCTTCAGGTCTTAGATCAACATTACCCAGTTCTTTAAATCCTTTTGTTGCTGCTGGTAAGACTGCTCTTCCAACTAATGTTAGTGGTGTAACTTTACTTCCTATAGATGAGTCTAGTGCGATATTAAGTTGGAATCGTGCGACAGAACTTGATGTTTTGTTAGGAGGTAAAACTCTTATCAGACACTCTTCTTTGACTACAGGAGCGAAATGGCAAGATGCTCAAGAAATAGTAGTTGCAGCAGCAGGTAGTCAAACACAGAAAATAGTCCCATTACTTGAAGGTACTTATTTAATTAAATTTGAGGATGATGGCGGTAGACAATCACCTTCTCCTGGATCACAAGATTCAGATTGGAATAATACAAGAATAACAACTACGTTACCTGCACCTTCTGAAAGACTTGTTGTTGGAACGATTGATGAACATACTGCTAACTTTACAGGTTCAAAATCCGATACGGTTTATGATGCTTCTTTAGATGCTTTAAAATTAGTAGTTACAAATAATGCAACAGAAACCTCTGGCGAATATGCCTTTGCTAATTCTGTAGATTTAACACAACCATATGACGTTAATTTAAGAAAAACTTTAAAAGCAAGTAGTTTTATCTTGAACAGTTTGTTTGATGATAGAACAGATTTAATTGATAGTTGGGGATATATTGATGGTGTTGGTGGGGTAACTGAAGCTGCAAAATGTAATGCTGCTGTTTATGTAAGATCTACTAATGATGATCCTTCTGGTTCTCCTACTTGGAGTGCCTATAAAGAATTTAGTAATGTATTAATTACAGGTAGAGCATTTCAATTTAAAGCAATATTAACAAGTAATGACACTAACCAAAATATAGCGATAAGTGAG